CAGGAAAAAAACCAAAAACAATAAATTTTATGAGCAATCTATTAGGACTTAGTAACCAAGCTACTATAGATGTATGGGCAGCTAGATATTTAAGAAAAAAAACAGGGCTTCCAAGAATACCACCTGTAGCGGAACAAGGAGTATCAGGACAAATAAATGTTGATTCAAAAATAGGTGATATTAAATCTGGTGCTAATTTTGGTTTTGGACAACAAGTTATAGAAAATGCAGTTAACATTTTAAAGAAAGAAGGAATAGACATAGGCACAGAATTAAAACCTGATGCGTTACAAGCTGTCTTATGGTTTTTAGAAAAAGATGAATGGACACAGAATGGATGGACTTCTAAAGCTGGTGAGGGTGGAAGTCTAGACTATGAAGCTAGTTTAGCAGGAACTGGCAATCCTAATAGAGTAAATGAATTACGTTCTATTTTAAACAGAGCTACAAGCACAGAGGAACAAAAAATAGAAGCACAAAAAGAGTTAGATTCTTTAACAGCACCGGTAGACAGATTTACGTTAGGAGTGTCAGCACAAAGGCCAGATAAAATACCTAGTAATGTAGAGCAGGCAGAAATGGCAGCATCTTTCGATGATGTTGTTAGGAATGACGAAACTGTTGTAGCCTATCAATTAAATAATACTAGAGGTAGTTTTATGGGTGATACAGAGCGATCTTTAAATGCAGAATTTGTAGTACGCTCTAATTTTAATCCAGCAGGTATTACAAAAAGGTTAATAGAAGTAGGTAAAGAAAAAAATCAAGATGCTGTGTTTATATCTAAAGTTGTACCAGCCAATAAAATAACAGGCAAAGAAAGACCGGGTGGTGAAATATATTTTGATACTAGAAAAGATGAAACATTTTTAGATCAAGTAGAAGCTATATTAAGAGATAAAGGTGTAGATGGTTTTACTGCAATTACAGATGCGAGAGCAAAAGATAGACCAAATGTACAAACACAAACTGGAGAAGAGCTTGCAGGTATAACTGGAGTTCGTTTTCAATACATACCAGAATTTGATGATAGTTTTGATGCAAATAACGCAATAACTAAATTTAAAGAAATGAGAAAAATGTATTTTAAAGTTATGCAAGAAATAAATAAATTAGGTGGTATAGTAGCTGCTAACGTGGTAGACTATGATACTAAGGTATTTTTTAAAGGTGATTATGATGAACAACTTGGAAGAACTGTATCAGGAGATGTTAAAGGAAAACAGCCCGGAAGATCCAATGATGAAAAGGTTGAAGAGCCAGATAGAGGAAGCTAAACTACCAGATCAATCTTTAGAAGAAACATACATAACTGGATCTGTTAAAAGAAATTAACCAGTAAAATAAAATAAATACATATTAATTATAAGGAGCTACGGCTCCTTTTTTTTTGGAAAAATTATGGCTAAACAAACACAGCTTTTCCCTGCGGAACAGATGCAGGAAGATATTATATCTATGGAAAATTTAGAAGCACCTACAGCAGAAGTAAATGTAGAACAAGCACCAGAAATAACTGTAGATAAAAATAACTCTTTATTTGAACCAACTATACAAGAAGAAACTATAGAACCTTTTGATGTTGCTGCTGCGGGTAAGATAGGAGTTTTTGGAAAAGATTTAGGTGATGCTTTATCTTTAGCGAAAGATAAAATTAAAAAAAAAGAAGAATTAAAAGAACCAAAACCAGTAAGAGCTGCAATAGGTGAAAAAGAACCAACAGTAAAAACTACTAATCAAGAACAAATCAAAAGTCCTATATTAGACTTAGCAACACAAACAACAGCAGAAACAAAAGCAAGAGAAAAATATATAAATCCAACAGATACTAAAATAGCAGAAACATTAATTAATTTATCTGAACCTAAAAGAGTAGAATTATCATCACAACCTCTTACAGATTTTAGTGCTGTAAATAAAAAAGGTGAAACACTTATACCAGATGAGAATGGTGTAATTGATGTTTTAAAAGTAACTAGTAATGCTTATAAAAAACAAATTAATGAAGCAAAAAGAGGAGAGATAGAACAAGCAGTAACTAGACAGGTTGCAGATTTAATTGGTGTAGGGGAAGATAAATTAAAAGCATCTATTTTAAATAGGAGACCGGGTAGCATTATTCAGCTAGAAGGTATGGGGGCTGCAGAAACTATGTTAGCTGCAAGAGACTTGTTAATTACAGAAGCATCAAAATTAGATGTATTAGCTAAAAAAATAGATGACGGAGATGATACAACAGCAAATTTATTAGCTTTTAAAAAACAAGCTACATTACTTGCAAATTTACAAGCTAATATTAAAGGATCACAAACAGAAATAGCAAGAGCATTAGCACAGTTTAATATTCCAGCTAGAGAAGCCGATGCAAATAATTTACAAAACTTAGATCTTAATAATATTTTAAATGATTATGGTGGAGAGGGTAGTGTAAAACAAATGGTAAAATCATACATGGCATTACAAGATGGAAGTAAGCGAATGCAATTTGTACAAAAAATAAGTAAGTTTAAAAGATTTTCTAATGCAATGTATGAAGCATGGATTAATGTAATATTAAGTTCTCCTATTAGTCATGCAAAAAATATTATAGGTGCTACTTTAACATCATTAAATTATGTAGTTGATACAGCAGGAGCAGCAACAATTGGAAGTGTGCGTAGAGGAATAACTGGTAAAAATGATGGTGTTCGTTTTGGTGAAGTGCGTGCAGCTTTATTTGCATCTATTGCTAATATAAATGAAAATTGGTCTTTAGCTTCACAAGCATACAAAGGAGAAGAAACTACTTTAAAAGGAAGTAAGATAGATTATGAAAGAACTAGAACTAGAGCATTTTCAGCAGAGGGTTTTGAAGCTTCAGGATTTGCTGGACAGTTTGCAAATGTTGTAGGAAATATATTTACATTAGGAAGAGTGCCAACAAAAATGTTAGGTTTTGAAGATGCACTATTTAAAGTATCTGCTAATAGAATGGCATTATATAAAAGAGCTTATAGAGAAGCTGTTATAGCAGGAGCAGATAAAAATGTAGAGTCGATGTCAGATTTTATTGCAGACTATGTTTACAATCCTCCTGTTGATGCAATAGTAGAAGGAGAAACCACTGCTAAATATATAACATTACAAAGTGAGTTAGGCCCAAATTTAAAAGCAGCACAGACATTAGCAAGAACTCCTTTTTTAAGATGGTTTGTACCTTTTTTTAAAACACCAGCTAATGCTTTTAAATACGCAGTAGAGCATACTCCCGCAGGATTATTATTAAAAAATATGCAAGAAGATATTGCCGCTGGTGGTGCTAGATCTGATATGGCATTAGCAAAAATGGCTGTAGGATCTGCTGCTACAATAGCTTCAATTTCATTAATGATGGAAGGAAAAATAACAGGAGGTGGCCCAACAGATCCAGATTTAAAATCTACATTATATAGAACAGGTTGGAAACCTTACTCTGTTAAATTTGGTAATGAATTTGTTAGCATACAAGGTCTTGAACCGTTTTCTACTATTATGATGATTATGGGAGATATTGGTGATGTTATGTCTACTGGTGCAGCTAAAGACGAAGAGATAGAAGATATCATGTATAAGGTTGCTGCTTCTGTTGGATACTCTTTAACCAATAAAACTATGATGCAAGGTTTTGCAAACTTTGTTGATACTATTCGTAACCCTGAGTATAAAGGTACAAAAACATTTCAACAGTTTATATCTTCTGCTGTACCAACTGTTTCATCAACAATAAATAAAGGCTATGTAGATAATACATTAAGAGATGTTCGTAGTACATTGGATGCAATAAAAGCAAGAATACCCGGATTAAGTAAAACATTAAAACCTCGAAGAAATTTATGGGGAAAAAAAATTATAAATAGTGGTGCATTAGGCCCAGATATAATATCACCTTTTTATAAAAGCACACATGATCCCCATCCAGTTGACGAAGAGATATGGAAATTAAGAGCAAAAATTACAAGGCATCCTGACTCTATACAATTTAGCGATGCTCCATCTGGTAATCCAATAGAGTTGTCTGATGATCAAAGAGATTGGTTTCACGAAAGAGCAGGAGAGTTAGCTTTAGAAAATTTAAATTTTATGATTGTTAAAAATAAAAAAGTATGGGAATTAGAAAAAAAAATGAATGGAAAAGAATGGGCTATAGAACAAATTAGAAATGAAGTAAGGCTTGCAAGAAAAGATGCACAACAAGAATTATTAATTCATCCTAAATACGGAAAAGAATTAATGGATAAAATTTTAAGATTAACACTAGATAAACAAAACGAAGAATTTGATAGAATAAGGAGTATTCAATGACAGTCTCAAGCTCAACCATTAAAAACAGCTACAGCGGAGATGGTAGCACTACCGCATTTGCTTATGCTTTTAAAATATTTGCAGCAGCAGATCTGACTGTAATTATTAGAAG